GAGGGCGGCGGCGCGTCCGATGCGAAGAAGGGCGTGACGTACTCGTTCCCGAACATGAAGTTGACGTGGATAAGTGCGCAGCCAGGCGTGGCGGAGCGGATTGCGGCTAAGCCGGAGTCGGAGGCGATTGACGTATGAGCCGGGAGTTCACATATAGGGCGTCGCCGACGGGCGAGGCTTTCCACTCGGCGGCGCCGGGGACGTTCCTGTACAAGGGGGTTCGCGGCGTTCCGGGGTGCGGCAAGACGATCATGTGCCAGCAGGACATCGTGATGAAGTCGCACATGCAGCCGCCGATCTTCGACCCCGCGACGGGGAAGACGGTTCGTTGGGTGCGGTGGGGGATGTTCCGCGACACGTTCCAGGCGTTGCAGAAGACGACGATTCCCGACTGGCTGGACTGGCATCCCGTCGGCCCGAACATGACGATGCACTGGTCGCCGCCGATCCGGGGCGTGTACGAGATACCGTCCATGCGCGAGGACGACCGTGAGAAGGGCGTGTGGGTTCGGATCGAGCTGGAGTTCTACGCGACCGGCGCGCCGACGTTCGTGAACGACATCGACGGACTTTCGCTTTCGGGGGCGTACTTCAACGAGGCGGCGGCGCAGGACTGGGAGCTGATCCACAAGGTGCAGGAGCGCGTTGGGCGCTTCAAGCCGCCGGGGGCGTCGGCGCAGGGCTGGAAAGGTCTTTCGTTCGGCATACTGATGGACACGAACACGCCGGTCGATTCGTCCTGGTGGTATCAGCTTGAGCAGGTCGAGAAGCCGGACCGGATGCTGTGGTTCATCCAGCCGCCGGCGATGATCCGCACGACGAAGCCGCCGCCGCGCGGCTGCACGTTCAAGCGCGTCGGAGACGTGTACTACGTCCGCAACGACGAGGCGGGACATGCGGCATTCGGCACGTCCGGCGTGTGCGAGAACGTCGAGAACCTCCAGGACGGGTGGGACTACTACGAGAAGCAGCTCATCGGCGCGGACGAGGACTATATCAAGCGGCGGCTCCTGAACGAGTACGGCAAGATCCGCGCGGGGCTTCCCGTGTGGCCGGCCTATTCGGACGCCATCCACTCAACGGACGACGAGATGCCGCACGAGCGCGGCACGGTGACGCTCGTCGGCATGGATACAGGCGGCAATCCGGCGGCGGTGATCTGTCAGCGCACGCGTATGGGGCAGTTCCGGGTGCTGGGCGAGGAGGTGGCTTTCAACAAGATGGTGCCGCCGTTCGTGGACGAGCAGCTGATTCCGCGCCTCATCCGGGACTTCAACTGGCCGCAGACGCCGGCCGTTGTGTTTGCAGACCCTGCGGGCAAGGGGCATAGTGGCGACATGAGCGTCTGGACAGCTTACCAGTATCTCGCTTCAAAGGGTCTGCGCACCGGCGTGTTGGACCACCTGAAGAACAACGACGTGAAGGTGCGCATAACGGCGGTGGACGCGATCCTGCGCCAGATCTACAAGGGCGTCCCGACGTTCCTCATGTCCCGGAAATGCAAGACGCTCCGCGAGGCGATGAACGGCGGCTACTGCTACAAGAAGATGCGGGCGGCGGACGGCTCGTCGCGCTACGACGACAAGCCCGACAAGGACTCCCCGTTCTCGCACATCTCGGACGCCTTGCAGTACGTCGTGGTCGGCACGACGGGCGGAGCTGGCGCAGCGTACAGCCTGCCCGGCGGCGGGACCGTCGGGTTCCAGCCGTCGCAGCAGATGGACTCCGCGCCGGTCGGCGGGTGCGTGTGCGGCTGCGTGTAGATTTTCGCGAAAAGGCTAGGTAAAGCGGAGGTAAAGCGGATTTATCATTTGAGCCATGGACGCATTAGAGCAAATATTCGGCGCGGCGCTTGCGGCGAACGTGCGGAACATGACGGCCCCGCAGGGGGCCGAGGCCATCGCGTCCCCGTCGCCCGTCCAGACCGCGCAGGAGATCCGAGCCGAATCGGGCGAGGACGGTGCGGCGGTCGAGCAGGCCGAGCCGATGAGCCGCCTTGCGACGCTCGTCACGTCGGCCATGCGCCGCAACGTGTCGTTCCGCGCGTCGTCCAACGTGACCGAACGCCTCCAGTACGCGCTTGACGCGAACACGAACACCTTTACCGACGAGCAGCTTGCGGCGCTGTCCCAGGTCATCCCGCTTAAGACGGCGAAAAAGCTCCACACGTCCCTCACGGCCACCAAGACGCGCGGCGCGAAGTCGCGCTTCGTGGAGGTCGTGAACAACGCCCGCGACCCGCTCTTCGAGGTGTCCGCATCCCCGTTCCCGGACGTGCCGTCCAGCGTGGACGACGAGGTGTACGCGTCGATGGCGCAGGAGATACAGGCGTTCCTCCAGGCGCTCGTCGCGGCGCGGAACGGACAGCCGCTCTCGCCGGATGAGGAGCAGGCGTTTCTCGCCGCCGTGGCCAAGACGACAACCCAGCGCAAGGACGAGGTGTACGCCCGCCGCAGGGAGTACGCCGACGTGCGGGCCAGGCGGATGCAGAGCAAAATCTGGGACATCTTCGTGGAGGGCGGCGGCGACAAGGCCCTTGCGGACTGCATCGCCAACTGCTGCCTCTACGGAACATGCTTCCTCGTGGGGCCGATTCCGCGCGTCGTCGCGCAGAACAGGGTCCACGAAGATCCCGAGACCGGCGTCAGGAAGTACACGCGGGAGTTCAAGCTGAAGCCCGTGTTCGAGAGCCTGAACCCGATGGACTGCTACCCCGCGCCGGACGCGAAGCAGCCGTCCGACGGGCCGTTCTGCGTCCGCGAGAAGTACACCGCCGAGACGCTTTGGCGCTACTCGAACAACGGCGCGCGGCGCGAGAAGAACGGCGAGGGTTGGAACGAGGCCGTCGTGCGCGACCTCCTCGACCGCCACCCGAACGGCGGCGTGAAGCTCTACACCGAGCCGGAGGACGAGCGCAAGAAGGCCGCCGAGATGAACGGCGGCGCGGGCGACTCCGAGGACTGCACCTTCGAGGCGATCCGCTGCTTCCTCTCCGTGCGCGGCTCCGAGCTCGCCGAGATCGGCATCGTCCGCAACCGCGACGGCAAGAAGATCGTCATCGGCGACTTCTACCACGCCGAGGTCATCGTGATCGACGGCAAGGTGGTGTACTGCCGCATCCTCGACGCGCGGATGGAGGTTCCGATCTCCAAGGGCGTGTTCTACGAGCTGCCCGGCTCCTTCTGGGGCGAGTCCATCGCCGACAGGCTCGCGTTCGTGCAGATGATGCAGAACAACACGGCCAAGGCGATTCTCCTCGATCTTTTCGCCGTCGGCCCGATGGTCTGGGTCAACAACGCGCAGCGGCTCATCGACAAGGGGCCTGACGCGCTCAAGTGGCGTCCCTACGGCTTTCTGCGCTTCGGCGACGAGATGTACTCGCCGTCTGGCGCGAACGGCGCGCCCATCGGCGCGATTTCCCTTCCGATAAACGCCGAACATCTCGGAAGAATGTTCGACAGATGGCAGCAGCAGGCGGACATCGACAGCGGCTTCCCGCGCTTCGCGGAGGGCCAGACCTCCGGCGCGATGGGCGCGCTCCGCACCGCGCAGGGCCTCGCGCAGATGACGGACCTCATGATGAGCGTCGTGCGCATGGTCGCGATGAACTTCGACGACGGCATCGTGAAGACGACCGCGCAGCGCACCGCCGACTGGGTTCTCGCGTTCGACGACGACATGGACCTCAAGGGCGACGTGTTCATCCGCCCCGTCGGCATGTTCGGGCGGATGCTCAAGGCGCAGCTCGACGCGTCGCGACTCCAGTTCTTCCAGATGTTCGCCTCGAGCCCGTACCTCCAGCAGCTCCTCGGCCCGAAGCTCGCGCTTCGCATCGCGCGGTCCATCGTCAAGAGCCTCGACATCAATTCGGACGGCGACTTTCCAAGCGAGGAGCACGCGAAGTGGATGGAGGCCGTCAGCCAGCTCGCAGCCATCGCGGCGGCGGAACAGCAGGCCGCAGCCGGCATGGGCGGCGCGCAGCCGCAGCCCGCGCAGGAGGGCGCCGCGCCCGCGCCGGACGCCGGCGTGGAGCAGCCAGAAGTTGAAATGCCGCAGGCCGCGCAGGGCGGCGTCGCGGAGAGGAGGGCCGTCGCATGATGGACGCATGGCAGAGGCTTTACGAAATGCTGGCAGCAGCCGGGAGGCTCCCCGACTTCGTGCAGCTCATGGGCGAACACGCCATGCGCGTGGGGCGCATCGCGTGTCAGGTCGGCCAGACAGACGACGCGCGGCGCGACGCGCTCGCGGAAATGAGATTTTGTCTATCGAGGGCGGACGAGGCCGCCAAGGCTCTGATGGCGAAGCGGACGGAAGCCAACCGTCTCGCCGCCGGAGGATTCCAGGAAGGAGGTCCCGCGCTCGCGTAGGCAATTCCGTCCGCCGATTCCTCCCGTTTGAGGCTCGGCGAGGCAACACCAACTCCCCTGTGGCAAGGGGCTTGATGAGGAGCAAAGAAAGATGAACGAAGAGATGGAAGAGGCAATGAACGCGCTTTCGGGCAACGGAGCGGCTGGCGGCGACGCCGGCGGCGACACGACCGACTGGAAGGCCAAGTACGAGGAGGCGCAGCGTCAGCTGAACTCCGCGCGCGTGGACGAAGGGCGCGTCAAGAAACTCTCGGAGAAGATCAAGGCTCTGGAGGGTCAGCTTGCAGACGCTACGGCGCTCAAGCGTGCCAAGGAAGAGGTCGCCAACATGGGCGAGGACCAGCGGGGCGAAGTCCCCGAGGACTACCTCGTCGGCGCTGGCGTCCTCGCGCAGAAGATGGCCGCCAAGGCCATCGCGGCGCAGAAGGCCGAGTTCGATCAGCGGATGGCCGAGCGCGACCAGCGCGAAGCCGCCGCGGCGCGGCAGAATTTCGCCCAGAAGATCGGCAACGAGTTTCCTGGATTTTTCAGGGACGCCGTTCTTGAAGGCGGTGACAAGCACGCCGCCTGGCAGAAATATCTGCGCTTCAACGCCGCTTCCGTGACCACTGCCTTCAACGCCTGCGACTTCGACACTCTTTCGTGGCACATCCGCAACTTCTACAACACGGAAGTCGGCATACCACCTCCTTCTGGCGGAACGGGAGCAGCCGCGCCCGACCCCAGCCCTACCGGCGGCGGAACGTCCGTGGCGGTCAAGTCCGGAAAGGTCTACACGTGGGACGAGATCGACAAGCTCTACGACGAGATCGAGGTCTTGCGCTCGCGCGGCGACCGCGAAGGGATGAAACGTCTTTCGGACGAAGTTGAAATGGCCCAGAGGGAGGGACGCGTGAAGTAAAAGGAAACCCGCGCCCCGTCCTCTCCGGGTCGAACGACGGAAAGGAACGTCAAATGATTCTCACAAACACAATCGGCTACAATGCGCCCGGTTTCGTGGAAGGCCAGAAGATCGCCTTCCCCGGTACCCGGCACACCACGATTGCCAAGCAGTTCAAGAAGCGCCTTCGCGACAAGTCGCTTCTCCCCGAAATCACCACCAACGGCGACATGTACTTCGAGAAGGGCTCCACGGAGGCCGTCATCCCCGTGCTGCCCATCATCGAGACCTACGCCACCAAGCCCGGCGACAAGGCGAAGTACCAGCTTCCCAAGTCGTCCTACGAGCGGTTCATCAAGGGCCGCGAGCGCGCATGGGGCCTCTACTTCGAACTGGAGGACAAACGCTTCTCTGCGTTCGACGTGGAAGCTCCTATCACGCAGGAGGCCATCGCCGCGATGAACGACGACAAGGAGACGGAACTCCTCACGGATGTCCCTCTCAAGGTCGCATCGTTCAACACGGGCAACACGGCGGGCTTCATCTCCCGCAACGTTCAGCTCGGCGCGGCCGACGCGCCCGTCGTCCTGTACGAGGCCAAGGCTGCCGCCGACGCCGCGTACAACGCGAGCACGAACCCCTACGTGGCGACGTCGCTCCGTTACGTCCAGCGCGGCATCAACTCGCTCCGCCAGTTCAAGGGCGCGAGCACGCTGACCGGGCTGAAGGCCGTCATGCCCATCATGGTGGCTGACGCCCTCCAGGCGGACGAGCGCTTCGGCAAGGCGGACGGCATGGGCGACGCGAAGAGCGTCATTCGCGGCGACGTGTACTCGCTCGGAAAGATCTCCGGCGCGGACGTGTACGTCTCGAACGCGCTTCCCGTCTATTCGGACGCGAACGGCAACCCCGTCTATCCCGTGTACTTCCTCGACAAGAGCGCCATCGTGTACACCGAGGACATGATGGTGGACGAGCGCCAGCTCACCGACATCGACTACTGGGGCACGTTCTCGCGCTCCAAGCTGGTGTACGACTGGTTCCTCCAGTACCCGGAGCGTCTCGCGGTCGGCTACGTCAAGATCGCCGCCTAACGAAACCGCGCGGGGGCGGACAACACCGCTCCCGCGCACAAAAAAGAAAGAAGGTAAATCATGGCAGCCACATCAACTGCAAACACGCTCTTCGGCGCGCCCGGCGCCTCCGATCCCGTTATGTTCCACCCCGGCCTCGTGTGCATCAAGCGCAAGTTCGACTTCTCGGTCACGCCGCTCGACGTCTCCGAGGTCGGCGCCAACCAGGCGGCTTTCGGCATCCCGAAGTCGTTCGTGGCAATCGGCGCGTTCTTCGAGTCCGGAAAGGACAAGAACGGCAAGTACCCTGCCGCCGAGGCGGTCACGCTCAAGGTCGCGGACACCGTGAACGGAAACGACGTCACCATCGGTTCGGCGTTCACGCCCAGCAACAGCGCGTACAAGCGCCAGACGATCCTCAACGGCTACGCCGGCACGGTCGCTGAATCCGCCGCGACGATCACCGGAGGTCCCGCCGTGTTCGACGCCGTTGACGCAACCACGGGCAAGCTCAACGCGTTCCTCGCTCTCGGCAGCGCGGACCGTACGCAGGGCGCCTTGACGGTCGGCATCATCGGGTTCGTTCCCGACGGCGACAGCCTTGACAACGTGGTCACGGCGCCCTACCGCGTCGTCGAGCAGCCGCAGCAGAATGCGGCCGGCATCGACCCGTGGCAGGAGAGGGCGGTTAGGGGCTAACGCCAACCTGCCGCGCGGCGGCGCGGAGGCTTGATTCCGCTCCGCGCCGCCCAACATCTTTCACAACGAAAGGAATACCCAATGGGCAAATACTCGATGAACATCAACGACGGACGCTGGGTCTTCACGTCCCCAGCCACCGCCACCAACATCAACTACGTGGATCTCGACGACGAAATCCATGACGCGGTGAAGGGCGGAAAGCTGCCGTGGCAGACCGTGGCGAACGCCGTGCGCGCCAAGCGCAACAATGATCCGTCCTTTGACTGGGCGCAGTACGACATCCTGCGTGATCGGCTCAACGTCCGCAAGGCGAAGTTCGACCTGAAGGGAAGCGAGACGAGCCGTGATGTGACGGGCGTCGGCTCCACTGAGCAGAAGGGCGTCAACCCGTCCGTCTCGTTCGTCGAGTTGAACCGCGTGGACAAGGGCGGCGCGTCGTCCGAGGACAACACGAACGTCGGCAGGCTTTCGCATCAGGCGGCGAATCCGTTTGACGCCGCTTCTGCGGAGCCGGCGCACACGAAACCCCCGAAGATGAAGGTGAACGTCTGACATGGGCGACTTCACGACAGAATGGGAGAGGCCGGAGTTCGATTCCGTGCCGTCGCTTGCCGAGGACATGGTGTACCTGCTCCCCGGCTGCGATTCCGTTCTGATCCGCAAGACGCTCCAGGCGACCTACCGCGATTTCTGCAGCCGCTCCGCCGCGTTGCGGACGTGGCGGCGGGTCGCACTTCCGCATCCCGATGCGTTTCCCGCCGTCTGCGCGGGGTTCGCCGTCGCGCCCGTGCTCTCGGGCGAGATCGACTGCGTGACGCGTGTCGTTAGCGACTGCGGCGGCATTCGCCACGACGTGCGCGGCTGGCGGCTTGAAGGCTATCCGCCGAGGCTCGTCTTCCCCCATCCGTCGCACCACGACTTCTTCGTCGGCAGAAGCGATCCGAACCTCGTCCAGCAGAGGCCGAACGTCGGTACGCTTCCCGTGGGGAACGCGCCGGCGGACGACGCTCCGCGCACACGCCCGCCGATGCTGTGGGTGGAGGCCGTGGAGATACCGCACATCGGCGAGGAGCGCGCACCGAGGGAGTTCCTGCAACGGTACGGCGACGCGCTCGCGGACGGCGCGCTTGCGCGGCTCTTCTCGATGACCGGCAAGCCGTGGACGGACGTGGAGCAGGCGCGCCAGCGCGGCGTCGCGTACTCCAACGCGCTTTCGGAGGCGCGCCAGCGCTCGCAGTGCGGCGGACCCGCCGCGAACGCCGGAGGCGGATTCGCCCTCGACATGGGTAGCATGGTGTAAGGAGGATTTTTTCAATGTGCATGAAGGGAACTTCCGAAGGCTGCATCCTGCTGGAGCGCGTGGCGAAGGTGGAGGCGAAGCAGAACGTGATTTTGGGAACAGTTGTGCTGATGTTCCTCGTCGTGGCGTTCATGGCGATCAAGCTGCTCAACACGCAGATATTCCTCCTGACGGGCGACAGCGGCCTTCGCACGGTCACGGACGCGTCGAAAGCGGACGCGCAGACGCTCAAGCAGATTTCCGGCGGCGCGGTGCCGCCGGGCAACAAGGAGACGAAGAAATGAAAACACTCATTAAGTGGTTCGTGAAGCACTACGTGTCCAAGGACACGCTCAAGGCGGCGATACACGCCGTGAACGAAAGCCTCGCCAAGATCGAGGTGGACGAGGCCAAGACCAAGGTGCTGTCTGCGGCCAACAGCGTCTCGGACGTTTTGGGCGCATACCTGACCGGTTACGCCGACGACGGGCACATTGATGCGGACGAGCTGGCCGAGGTCAACGCGCGGTGCGACGCCGCGGTGGACAAGTACATCAGCGACGCGACCGTTGAAGCCTTCATCGACAAAGTTTTTGCGTGAGGTGGAACATGGCGAACAAACCCGTAAAGGAGAAGGTCAAGGCGAAGGCCAGGGCCGTCAAGGAAAAGCTGAAAGGAAAGGCGAAGAAATGAAACTGTTTCAGATCGTAACCGTTTGCGCGCTCGTGGCGCTTGTCGGCTGCTCGACGGCCACGCCCGCGTCCCGCGCCACGACAGCCAGCTACGAGATCAACGTCAAGGTGTGCATGGACGAGGGCGTCAAGAGCGCGACCGTCAACGTGCCATTTACGTTCGGCGACGGCGCGCTTGCGTCGGCAGATTCGAGCGGATCCACCGAGACGCAGACGGCGACGCCTACGCTGGACATCAAGCCCGACGTGAACGTCAACTACGCCCAGGGCGGCGGAATCTCCACGGGCGGCGGTCGCGCCGCGTCGGGGGCGGCAGGCATCATCGAGACGCTGACCGCAGAGGGCTTGTCCGCGCTGAAGGCCGCTATCGCTAACAAGACCACGGGCAAGATCACCCTCCAGAAGAAGGACGGCACAACCGTCACGGCCGACTGCAAGGACGGCTCGTGCACGTTCTCGGACGGCACGGTCGTTACCGGCGCGGACTGCGAGGACTGCGTCGCGAAATGATGGACGAGTGACACGACTTGCTCCGCGCGGGGACTTTCCCCACCCACAGTCTACCCGCGCGGAACGCTTTGACTTCTAGGAGGCGACAGAAGATGACGGAACTGACGATAACGCCGAAGGTTGCGGACAAGACCGCGCGGTTCAAGGGAGCCGTCGCGGCCGGCGAGCACGTCGCCGTCACGATAAAGGGCGGCGCGGAATGGCTTGGCGACGACGCGGGCGCGAACCTCTCGCTCCGCGTGCTGGACCTCGTGACGGGGCGGACGCTGGCGGTGTTCCCGTACTGGACGGAGGACAACAGCGAGGATTGGCCGGATGATGTCACGTCGGCTGACGCGTGGGCTCCCGCGACGGATGACTCGAACGACCTCTACTGCGAACTGAATCTCAACACCACGCGCATGGTGGACGCCGCGCGGCACATGCTTCGCGTGCCGGTGATGTTCGTGCTGGGAGACACGGGCAACCCGAGGACGCTCTACTTCCGCGACAGATGCGAGGTGGAATATTGGCCGGAGCGCATCGGCGACACGGTGCCTTACGATTTGGACAAGTGGCCGAAGCAGATCGACGAGTGGGCCGAGCAAGTGGCGGCGTGGAGCACGCGGCTTGGCGCGATGAAGCTGTCTGCGGTGCGCACGGAGGCAGAGGACGAGAATCCAGGCAAGACTACGATTACGTTGAACGACGGGACGGCGGAGACAGACACCATTGTTGAAATTCTCGACGGGCAGGTGACGCCTAAGCAGATGAACGCCGCCATCGCCGCGATGGGCAACACGAAGCAGGACAAGCTGACATTTGACGCGATCCCGATGGAGGGTAGCGACAACCCCGTGAAGAGCGGGGGCGTGTACGGTGCGGTGAAGGAAGTCGCGGACGCCGTGACGGAACACGTCGGCAACACGGGCATTCATGTCACTGCGGAGCAGAAGACGGCGTGGACGGCGAAGTACGCGAAGCCGCAGGACGGCATACCGAAGAGCGACCTCGCGACGTCGGTGCAGTCTAGTCTCGGAAAGGCGGATAGCGCGATCCAGGAGCATCAAAGTCTTGCGGCATACGTCAACGGCGGCGTGTACGACGGAGACGCGAAGAAGATTCTGCTGAAGCACGACAGCGCGACGGTCGCCGAAATCGACGCGACCGCGTTCATCAAGGACGGCATGGTAGATTCAGTGGAGATTACTGGCGGAAACCTCGTGATTTCGTTCAACACGGACGCCGGCATCGAGGACATCGAGATTCCGCTGACGGACATCTTCAACCCGTCGAACTACTACGACAAGACGGCGGCGGACAACCGCTTTGTGCAGAAGGAGGCTGGCAAGGGGCTCGTCGCGGTCGACGCGATGCTTTCGACTGAAGGCGCCGCTGCTGACGCGAAGGCAGTTGGAGACGTGCTTGACGGCAAGCGCGGCATGGCCAACCTCTCATACGCGGCCGACGACTGGTTCGTGACCGGCGCCGCCGAGATGCGTCTCGTGCGCGACAGTTCCGTCCAGCCGCCGAGGGGGCAGTGGTCTGCGACCGTCGCAGGAGAAACGTGGGTTCTCTTGTACACCGAGGCCTTCTGGAGATTCGGGACCCGTGGGGCGACCGCAGAGGACGAGGAGTCTGGCGCGGACGCGACCTCCCTTACGTTTGACATAGACGGCAACATTTATAACTTGTCCAAGGGATCACGCCTCGCCCTGATAAACGACGTGCCGCAAGCCGATTCGTCTTCGACCCCGCAGATGGACTCTGCCTCCGGCTCCGCAGGCGGAGCGCAGACAACGACCTATTCCAAGTCCGACCACTCGCACCCGTCCGACACGAGCAAGCAAGACGCGCTCTCGAAGTCGCAGCTCGCCGCTGTGAACAGCGGCGTGACATCCGCGAGGGT